TTTGTGCTTTAATTTCAAAATTATTTTTTTGAATTTCTAATTTTTCTTGTAATGTTTTTATTTCAAAATTCAAATCTTTTAATTTTGTTTCTAAAAGATTTTCAAATTTTTCTTTTTCACTTTTTCTAATTTCGTTTTGTAATTTAATTTTTTCCGCTTCTATTTTTTCAAAAACTTCTTTTTGAACTTTTGCATCAAAATTCACTTCAAAACTTTCTTTTAGTGAAATATTTTTTAATTTAGATTTTTCCAATTCTTTTTTGGCTTCATCTAATTCTTTAATATTTTGTCTTACACTTTTATTTAAAATTTCTTTTTCATTTTTCAGATGACTGATTTCTTTTAAAAGATTTTTAATTTTTTTACTATTTTCTTCAATAGTATTTTCTAACATTTTTTCTTTAAAAGATTTTTCATTTTTCTTTTTGGATTTTTCCTCAATCAATTTTTGTGAAATATCTTTTATTAAATTTTGATATTCTTTTAATTCTTGCTTGTGAGTTTCATTTACTTTTGAAATTTCTTCTTGTAATTTTTCTTTAAAAAGCATTTCTTTAAATTCACCTGCAACACCTTTTAAAATATCTTCTTTTTCTTTTTCATCTTCTTTAATCTTTTCTTCTAAGACATCTAATATAGGTTTTATTTTATTTAATTGAACGGATTCAACTTCTTCAAATTTCTCTTTTAATTTTTGTAAATTTTCAACAGAAATTTCATCACTTTCTAAAAATTCTAAAATTAAATCTGAAACATCTTGTCTATTTTTTAAAGCACCAATTTGTTTTAAGTAACTTTCAATCTCCGCAATCAATAATTCTTGTAAATCTTTTTTAGATTGTTTTTTCAATTCTTCAATGAATTGTTTTTCACTTTCTTCATCAGTTTCTTTATCTGATTTTTTAGTGTCTTTCTTATCGTCTTTTTTAGCCTCTTCTTTGGCTTCAATTAAATTGTCTTGTAAATTTTTATTTTCTTCTTTAAGTGTATTTATAATAGATTTATATTTTTCAACTTCTTCATTAAATTTACTTTCAATTTCTTTATGTATTTCAACTTCTTCAATTAAAGTGCATACACCATCTTTGCATAATTTAATTTCACCTTCTTTAAGTTTTTCTAAATCTTGTGAATTTTTTTGTTCTAACTCTTCCATAAGTTTTACATCTACATTAGCAATACCAGGTTTAATTACGAAATCGATACTTTCTAATTTAAATGATTTTGGGTCAATTACTTTATATCTATTTCCGTCTAATTCTTTAAATTCATTTGAAAAATCACCAAAAGCTCTTGTAGAAACTTTTAATTTTGAACCTGCTCTTAAAATTGTATTTAAAATTCTTCCTGCTGGTGTATCTAAAATTTCATAAGTTGCATAACCAAAACCATCATTTCCAAGTCTTATATCTGTTACAATATGAGACACCTTACCTTCTGCTAAAAGTTCATCTAATGTATATTCTTCTGGGTGTCCTATACATCCAAACATCAATTTTTCTTTTAACATTTGAATTACTTCTGTATCTTTTAACACATTTTCCCATAATTCTTTTGGGTAAAATCTTCCGTTTCTACTGACACCATTTAAAACAAATGATTTTCCTTCTACTAATCCTAATGTATGGGATTTTTCATTTGGTTTATAATTTTCATTCACATTTTTATATTCATCTGTTGAATAAAATTTTTTTGGCTCAAAACCAAATTCTTCAAAAATTTTTATCATAACTATCCTTTAAAAGTCTTTAAAGTATTCTAAAATCATTACTAATGTCTTCTTATAATTATTTAATATTTTATTATCAAAAATAATTTCTGAAAAATGTTTTAATAATTCAGCATAAAAATTGTTAAAAATATCTACAACTTTAAAAAATTCTTTAACTTGTGTTCTATTACTATCATAATATTCCAACTCAATATAAATATGAGTTGAAATTGACGACATTACTTTATAAATTTCTATTATATCTGAATACTCAAATTCATTTTTATTTTCTATAATATTTAATGTATTTAAAATTTTTTTCTTAAATCTTTTTCCTGCTGTTGTGTTATTCCATTTTTCTCTACCATCTACATATGAAAATAAATCATCAGATTTTTCATTAAAAGGGTCTAAAATAATCAACTTTTTTGTGTAATCACTTTCTGTTAATTCTAAAACTTCCCATTCAAATTTTTGATTATCGTTTTTAAATTTCATTTTTTAATCCTCTTCTTTTTTTTCATCTTTAAATGTAAACATATCCACATCTGTAAATAATTTTTTAAAAATTTTATTATAAAAACTTATTAAAGATTTTTGATTTACATTTACACCAGTTTCTTCTGCTTCATCTGCTATTTCACCTATAAAATCTTTAATGTTTGACATTGTGTCAATTACCATTGATAAATATTCTATTTTTTCTAAATCAGAAACATTTATTACATTTGTAAAACTAATTTCAACATTTTTTGAAGATAAATCAAAATTTTGATTTTTTAAATGAATTAAGAATAAATGTATTAAACCATTTTTTAAACCTTGTTGAAATGTTTTTAATTTTTTTGTGTATCTAACATTATCTTGTATTTGTTCTACTCTTGCAGTTCCATCATTTTCAAAAATAGAAGTTGGAAACCCACTTGTTTGTAAAATAACATTTCTTAAATCTTCAATTTTTGTAAAAATATCTTCTAAATCTGCAAAAACTTCTAATTCTTTTTTCTCTACTTGTCCTTTACTTCCCCAATCAGGTATAACTTTAACTTTACTTGAACTTTCTAAAATACTTTCTAATGTTTCTTGTATATTTTCAAAGTTAATATCTACTTTATTTAAAGAATTATTTAATAATTTTTCATAAGTTTTTGTAACTTCAATTGCCTTTTCAGGTTTTATTGTTTCAGGCACAGTAACCGACATAATTGGTTGTTGGCTAACTTTTTTTAATAAATTTACATACACTAATCCCTCTAATAAATATAGTGTCCTAATTAAATTTAAAACTGGTTTTAAAAGCCCCATACCAACTCTAAAATAAACAGATTCTTCATCATTTAAATCTACTTCTACTTTTATTCTTTCTGTTGTGTATCCGAAAAAAGCATATTCATAAGGCATAGCTCTTTCTATTTTTCCGTCTTTTATAATATTATAATAAATAATTTCACTATCTCGCCAAACTGGAATTATATTTGATGGATTTACATCATCGTGTAAATTTATAATACCTTTTAACACATTATCCGAATTAAGAGTATTTACATCAAGTCTCAAATAATGACCACCATAAGCAAGTATATCTGATGAAATATCCATTAAAACTTTTTCTAAATTTAAATTTCTTTTTAAAACTCTTGCTTCTTTTGTAGCTAATTCATTTTCAGTCCCATCATCATTTTTAATTGTTACTTTAAAAATTTCTTCATTTTCCGCTGTTGGGTTTAAAGCATCATCTACAATTCTATTTATCATAAGTTGTGAAATATAAAATTCTTTTAAAGTGTCTATTTCTTTATAAAATTTTTTTAAATTATTTTGTGTATTTGTAATTGCTAAATTTATTTTTCTATCTTTTTCATTTGCTTCGTTGTTAATACCTACTAATGGGTCAGTGTGTGTATTTTTCCACCAAAACAACTTTTGTGTCATTTTATTCCATTGAACTGACATAATACTCCTTTTAATTTTTATGTATTTAAAATATCTATTTCTTTTTGTTTAAATTGTAATAAACTATTATATACTTTATCATCAGATTTTAATTTTGTTTTAATTGCCATTTCTTCTACAAAATTTTCATTTTCAAATGCCGAAGTTGGAATTTGTTGAAAATTATATAAAGCATTTGCTAATGCATCTGCTATATCTTTTGATATATTTAAATTTCTTTCCTTCAAAATTTGAATGTTTGATTTTATATCTTCCAAGTGATCTACTTTCTTTTCATTCTCAATTAAAGCACTTAATTCTTCTTTTAAAATTTTATTTTCAGGCAGTTTTAATCTACTTTCTTCAATGGCATATCTTAAAGTATAATAACCTTTTTTATCTCTATCCACAGAATATTGCTTTACATTATAACCTTCATTTTGTAATATTTGCTGTGTATCCACTGATTGAAAACCATCCATTACTATCAATTTAATATTAAAACCTAAATCTTTTAAGTCTCTAATAAAATCCCTAATTTTTTCTAATCTAATTTGTTCTGATGAATTTTCAGGTAACATTGCAACGGCTATATCAGCCCAATAAACATAATCCTCATATGTTCCTAATTTGTTTGCTATTTCCCTTTCAACTTTTATTTCGGTTCTTCTATGTAGCATAACAAAACCTAATCTATCTCTATTTAAACCAAAGTCAATACCTATAACTCTATCTTTATTTGGTTCAAAAGATAATAATTTATCTATATTAAAATTATCTATAATTTTTTCTGAAACATCATCAGAAACTAAAATATAATCTTTATCATATAATTTAGTTAATTTCATTGAATTATTTATTTGTGATTTGTCTTTTAAAAATGTTTTTGTGCTAATAGTTGGCTTACCTAAAACATCTTGTATTCCTGCAAAAATATCAATTAAAAATTCTTGTTTGTGTTCTATTGGGACACTAAAAATTTTTTCAGGTGAAATATCAAGTGCTTTTTGTAAATCATCATTACTTTCAATTAAAAAAGGGTCTGCATCATATGTTCCGGTAAAAATTTTAAAAGTTTCACCTGAATATTTTATTTTGTGTTTTAAAACTTCAAATCTTGCAGGATTTACAATTTCTACACCACTTTTCATTTCTTTAAAATTTTCTCTTAATTTTTCAATCAATGAATTTTCTGTTTGTGCTGATGAAATTACAAAATAATGACCAGGCCATTTATTCCCTTGTATTAAAAAACGAGAGTTAATTCTGTTTATCATTTCCGCTACTAATTCAAAACTTCCACCTTTTACAACTTCTTGGTTAATCTCATCTGAAATAGCACTAAAAACATCTCTACCAACTAATTGTCTTTTTCTACTTGAAATTTTTAAATCTATATTTTTATTGAATAAAGTTCTTCCAGTTTTTGAAAAGTTTTCTACAAAAAAAGGACTTTCTCTAATAATTGCCATTAAAGGGTCAAAGTTAATTGATTCCGCTGTTTCTAATGATGAGTTTGTTAACATAAATACAATTTTAGTTGTATCAGGTAATTTAAATGTTGCTTGTGGATTTTTTAAATGTAAAACTCTACAAATATCATATAAAATAGC